ATAAATGAAAAAAAACCAAATACTGACATTAATATAAATAAGATTAAAAGAACATAACTATTTAATTATTATTTATTAAAGTTAAATTTTTACTATGGAAAATAATCAAAATAATCAATTTACAGTTTGGCAGAGGTTATCCCAAGCTTTTGGACCTAATGCTTTGTTAAATCAAGATTATCCAACATATAAGTTAGATAAAAAAGAATTACTTAGAACCACTTCCAAACAAGAGTATGAGATGCAAAAGTTGCAGGCTCAACAAACTTTTTATTTGGCAAATCAATGGACTAAGATTGAAAGTAATTTATATACTCAAGCCGTTTATTATGAACCAACTCGTTTAGCATCATTTTATGATTATGAGTCTATGGAGTATACACCAGAGATATCTGCCGCGTTAGATATCTACGGTGAAGAATCAACAACTGTTGACCAAAATGGTTACATGTTACAGATTTATTCAGAATCAAAAAGGATTAAATCAATTTTGGTTGATTTGTTTAATAATGTATTAGATATTAACACAAACTTACCAATGTGGACAAGAAATACTTGTAAATATGGTGATAACTTTGTGTACTTAAAATTAGATTCAGATAAGGGTATTGTTGGTTGTATGCAATTACCAAATATTGAGATTGAACGTTTGGAGAGGGGTATGGCAGCAAAATCAGCGAATGTTGAAGAACCCGCAGAAAACAAAGGTTTAAGATTTAAATGGAAAGCCAAAGACATGGAATTTAATTCTTGGGAAATTGCCCATTTTAGATTATTGGGTGATGATAGAAAACTTCCCTACGGTACGTCTATGTTAGAAAAGGCAAGGCGTATTTGGAAACAACTTTTATTGTCCGAAGATGCCATGTTAATTTATAGAACATCAAGAGCCCCTGAGAGAAGGGTGTTTAAAGTTTATGTTGGAAATATGGATGACAAAGATGTTGAACCATATGTACAACGTGTTGCAAACAAATTTAAAAGAAGTCAAGTTGTTGACAGTCAATCAGGTAATGTTGATTTACGATTTAATCAAATGGCGGTTGACCAAGATTATTTTATACCTGTTAGAGACCCTGCAGCTCCAAATCCAATTGATACATTGCCAGGTGCTCAAAACTTGGCTGAGATTGCCGATATAGAATATATCCAAAAGAAATTATTAACCGCACTTCGTGTTCCTAAAGCGTTTTTAGGGTTTGAGGAAATTGTTGGCGACGGTAAAAACCTGTCTTTAATGGATATTCGTTTTGCGAGAACGATAAATAGAATTCAAAAGTCAATGATTGCCGAATTAAATAAAATCGCAATCATTCATTTATTTTTATTAGGGTTTGAAGACGAATTGTCTAACTTTACATTAGCATTAACCAACCCATCAACACAAGCGGATTTATTAAAAGTTGAAGTTTGGAAAGAAAAAATAATACTATATAAAGACGCAGTAACCGCTATTGAGGGTATTGCACCAGTTTCAGTTACATGGGCGAAAAAACACGTTTTAGGATTTTCTGACGAAGAAATTAAACTTGATTTACAACAACAAAGGGTTGAGAAAGCGGTTGGCGCTGAATTAACCAATACTGCAACAATTATTTCTCACACAGGAGTATTTGATAATATTGACAAACTTTATGGTTCTAAAACAGGTGATACCGCTAATGCAGGTGCCGCACCTCCTCCTCCACCAGGTGGTGACATGGGGGGTGACATGGGGGGTGGAGCTCCACCACCACCTCCTCCTCCACCAGCTGAAGGAGGTGAAGTTACACCTGAATCAGTAAATAAAGATAATATGAACATTTTATTAGAAAGTGATTCATTAACCAACTCTGAAGATTTTATAGATTTATCCAGAGCAAGAAATTCTTTGGGCGAAATTGAGTCTCAATTGAGTAAAATACTAAGAGATTAATATTTATAATTAAAAACAATGATGAATTTCGGAATATTAAAATCAAGAATAGAAAACACCTTATTAGAATCTTATTCAAAAGGTACATTAAAAGAGGAAATAAAAAACTTTAAAAAATATGTTTTAGAAAATAAAAACATATCTAAACTTTATTACTTGTACGATGATTTATCATCTAATAAAGGTATGGATAACAACTTGGTTTTTGATTATGTAAACGAATGTATCACTGTTTACGAAAATACTGTAAATAAAATTAAAGATAGTGATGTCAATAACATCAAAAATTGGGTTAAAAATACTGTTGTAGAGAACCAATATAAAAACATTGATAATTTATTTTCAAATAATGTTTTAATGATTGAGTCAAGACTTGAAAGTAGAAAATTAATTTCCGAAAATCTTAAGAAAAAACCTGTAACTAAGTCTGAAACACCATCAATCCCAATAAGTTCTATGATTAATGTTGCTAATAAAACAATAACTAACTATATTGATTCGTTAAATGAATCTGATAAAAAAGAATTGTTAAAAGTTTTATCAGAAGATGACTCAAAATATTCAAATGAATTTGAAAATATTAAAGAAAGTGTTATAAATAAGTTAAACACTTTAAAAGACGAAACCGTTGACAAAAGTACCAAATCTAAAATTGAGGAAACTTTAAGTAAGGTTGTGTCTGAAAAATATGATAAATTAAGTTATTTCAAACTTAAGAGTTTGAATGAAAATATTTAATCGTTATTTGATTTAAATTTTTTCTGAACATATTTGGCTTTATTAATCTGTTGTCTTCTTAATACAGATTTTTTAACAAATTCCCTTCTTGAATTAATTTCGGAACTTTGTCTTGTTTTAATAATTTTACTTTTGTAGATTTTTAAAGCCTTTTCCAAATTAGAATTTTTATCTACTTTTACAATAATCATATTTTTTTCCTTATATTATTAGTTTTTTGACTATACCCTTAAATATATCTATTATTATGAAAAAAATAAACAGGAACATATGACAACTAATGAAAAAAGGGAAAACCTCAAAAATTCAAACTCACAACTTTGCTAAAATATCTTATGGTACGGTAGATTCAGTAGAGTTAAAATCAATTTATTTAAGCATCCAAACTTGGGTAGAGCCCATAGACGAATACGAGAATTGGAATAGAATCGTATTAAACATGAGTCGGGCGATAAAACACGCAACATTTGATTCAGTTGATAGAAAATTATTTGAAGAAAAATTTATTGTAGATTTAGATTTAAGGTCAAGTGGTATTACAATGGGAAAAAAATCATTTATGAATTTGGAAATAACACTTTATCTAAATAAAAATGATATTGATTTTAAATCTAAGGAGATTAAAGAATCAGTTAAAAAAATATCAAATAACATTATTGATGAAGTATTCTACAACAATCAATATTTTAGATTTTATTTAACAAAAAAAGGTAATACAAGTAAAGAACCACTACAAATAAGAAATCTTTGATATTTATTAAATAAAAATAATAAAGATGGATTTGAAAATATTAAAACCTTATGAAAGTGGTAAAGGTATTTTGATTGAATACGATGCTGGATTTATTAATCCAAAAACGGAAAACAATCAATATATTATGGAGTCTAAAGGCATGTTAGACCACTCCAAACCATTTGAGTTTTACGCTGTATTACAAAAATATAATACACCAAATAGAAACGGAAGAATATATCCTGAACGTATCTTAAAAAGGGAGGCGGACAATTATAAAAAGATGATTCAGAAAGGAACTTCATTATCTGAATTAAATCACCCTGAATCTTCTTTAATTGACCTTGATAGAGTTTCTCACATTATAACTGATATATGGTGGGACGGACCTGTATTAATGGGTAAATTAAAATTATTGACTTCACCAGGTTTCCATGAAAGAGGAATTGTTTCTACAAAAGGAGATATGGCGGCTAACTACCTAAGACAAGGTGTTACGTTAGGTATATCATCAAGAGGTGTTGGTTCACTTAAAAAAGTTGGGGAACAAAATGAAGTACAGGATGATTTTGAATTAATATGTTTTGACTTGGTTTCCTCACCATCAACACCAGGTGCTTATTTATTTAGTCAACCTGAAGAAAGATTTAACTTTGAGGAAAATCTTGATGAAGAAAAAAGAATGAGAGCTGAGAGAGAAGTTGGGCCTTCCGCTAACAAATCTATTGACTTAATGAAAAGATTAACCGATTATTTAGGTTATTAAAATCTATATTATGAACGAGAAATATTTTGTAGCAAAAATCACAACTGATGTGGTTGATGAAAATTCAGGAAAAATTAAAAAACTAAGAGAAGAGAAACTAGTCAGGGGTTATAGTCCTACCGATGTAGAAGCTAAAGTAACAAAGATTTACCAAAACTACACACAAGATTGGAGGATTACGGCAATTGTTGAAAGTAAAATTGATGAGGTGATAGAATAATTTATTTATACATTCAATAATTGAAAGAGGGGACATTTAGTCCCCTTTTTTATTTTTTGTCAAATTGGAAATATTTATATGTAAATAAAAAATCATTTATCGAAATAGTTAAAATTAAACTTTTTTGATAAATGGTAATATTTATATATTAAATAAAACAAAAATATGGCAAAAGAAAAATCTTTAGTAGAGGAAGCAATCATCCAAATGAAAAACTTGGAAGAAGCGGTTGCTGAAAATGCAAAAGGAATACTTGCTTCAACAATGAAGGAAGAAATCAAAGAATTAGTAAAAGAATCTCTGTCTGAACAAGAAGACGACGACGACGAAATTGAGGTTGATGCGGAAGCTGACATGGATGCACCTGAGGGTGATGAAATGGACGCTGATAACACCGAACTCGATATGGACATGGACGACATGGACGACATGGA